TGATCACGGCCAGAAACACGACGACCGCCCCAGGGGCGGCCAGTACGAACAGCGGGTTCTGGATCAGGGACCAGATCATGGGAACTCCGGCAGTTCATCGGCGCCTTCCACGGCGTCCTCGTTCCAGCCGTTGATCTGCACCGCCGCCATGCGGGCCTCCTCGGCCGCCCTGTCGGCCGGCGTGAACTGCGGCTGTGCCATGGCCGCCTGAAGGGCGGCGCCGGGCTGCCGTATGGGCAGCCCCTGCACGCCCTCCAGCTCCAGCACGCGCTGGAGCTTGGCCACGATGACCTCCGGGGCGTCGTCCGGCTGGAGGACGACGACCGTCTCCGCCAGGTCGTCCTCCCAGCGGAACTTCACCGGGGTCTTGCTGATCAGGGTGATCACTGGTCCTCCTTGTCAGGGTCGATCAGATTGGCGGCGGCCCAGGCGTTTGTGATTGGCGTGGTCGCATGGCGCCCCAGGGGGTCGCCGTTGCCGAAGTAGTTCCTGCGGATCTTCTCCGCCGCGCGCTGGAGCGCCACTCGCTGAATCTCGCGCATGGCCAGTTCGCAGGTTTGCAGCCAGTCGTCATCGCCCTTGGCGTTGACGATCTCCATCCATGCGTTCGTCACTGCCCCTCCATGGGCCGGGCCTGGACGAGCGCCTTCACGGCGCCCTGGGTGTGCATGACGATCAGGACTCCGTCGTCCATGCGCACGGTGGCATCGCCCGGTAGGGCGATCTCGAAGAGCCCTCCGCCCTCGATCTCGTACGCCACGGCGTACGGGGGGCGGCGGGGCGGCTCGGGGCGCGGGACGCAGTCCTCGCAGTACGTGCATCCCCTCGGGATGCCCATGCCGCAGCTCACGCATCCTGCACCTTCCGGAGCCTCCGGCTCAGGAGGCATGCCGCAGGCGTGAGCGCAGTAGCCGGGACCGGAGCAGCATCCGCCTTCGCGGGTGTGCTCGCAGCGCGTCTCCTTCGGGTCCTCCGGCTCCCCGGCGGTCTCCCCTGCCGCCGGGACGAAGGCGTGGATCCAGGTCTCGTCCAGGCGCTTCGACAGGCTGTTGAAGCAGGCGTCACACTGACCCTTGTAGGAGCCCTCCGGCTCCTGGTGATCCAGGCGGCTGTGGCCGCACTGGCACAGCTCATCCAGCGATGAGCCCTCGGAGCCCTTCGGCTCCGAATCGACAGGGCAGGGAACTGGGTTGCCCTGGGCGTCCATGTGGAGGACGCCGCAGGAGGTCTTAGGCAATGAGCTTCCTGAGGGCATCCGCCCCTCCCTTCAGATACAGCGAGTTACAGTCCTCGCCTCGCGGCAGCCGTACGGGCACCGCCCGTACGGACTCGATCAGTCGCTTGTTCAGGCTCTTGCCTGCGTCGTCCGCGTCGCCGAAGGCGTACACGCGGGTGAAGTCCTGGAAGCACAGCTTGAAGTGGTCCTCCCAGGCGTTCACGCCCGAGACGCCCACGGCAGGGATGCCGCAGACACTGAGCGTGATCGTGTCGATCTCGCCCTCACAGATGCAGATGGCGTCCCCCGGGAGCTTCAGGTCCCGGACGTTGAACAGGTTCACCGGGAGCCCTTCGGGCTTCAGGTACTTGCGGTGCCCGTCGACTGCCTTGCAGTCGTGGTCCGCTATGCAGCGGTAGTTGGCGTTCACCACGCCTGCCGGCGTGACGTAGGGGATCGACAGACGCCCCGTCAGGGCCTCGTGGCCCCGCGCCGGACGGCGCACGACGCCCAGCCGGAAGTGCCGGGCCGTCTCGGGGCTGATGCCCCGCCTGGCCAGGTACTGCTGGACCTGGAGATCGGACTCCAGGGCCTCCTGGTAGGCGGCCGTGGCCGCCTCCAGCTGGAGGCGTTCTTCGATGGACAGGGACCTCACGCGCTCCGCTTCCCCGGCGGGACGTACCGCCTCCCAGGAGCCGCTGTGCGGCCCTGGCCGGGCCGCTGATAGCGGCTGTGTACCGATTGCTTCATCTCGACTCCTGCGGCCCGCAGGATGGGCTCCAGGCGCTTCAGCGCCTCGGCCCTGTCGACCGACTCCATGGCCATGACCAGGTGCATGGCGGTGCCCTTGGCACCGCACGCCTGACAGAAGAAGACGCCCTTCTCCAGGTTGACCCGGAGGGAAGGGCGTCTCTCGCCGTGGATCGGGCACAGGGTGATCTGCTCACCCCAGCGTGAGCCGCTGCGCAGCTCCACGCCGTAGTGCTCCAGCGTGGCCGCTAGGAGCGGCCCACTGCTTGGATCGCCCGGTCCAGAACGTCCCGACCCAGCTCGAAGTCCATGTGAATCCACCGGCACTCCTTCAGGTCGCGCCAGCGCATGTCCTCCAGGCCGACCTGGTAGGCGGGGATCCAGAAGTCCCACTGGCTCACGTTCTTGTAGGGGACCTTGATGACCAGGAAGCAGTTGTCCGCCTTGGCGTTGGCCATCTCCTCCAGTGTCTCCTGCTTCCAGGCCGCCAGCCGGATCTGGGCCGCGGCCTTCACCTCGCCGACCGTCTTCGGGATCCCGGCGATGTCGCCCTTGTCCTTCGAGCCGCCAAGGGCGCGGCGCTCGGCCAGAGGCCAGCGCTCCCGGAGGTACTTGACGCAGTCCGACTCGGCCCGTGTGCCCTTGGCCTTCGACTTGGTCACTCGCCCTGCCCTCCCTTGTCCATGTCGTGCCGCAGGGCGGCGCAGAACGCGCCCAGGTGGCTCCGGCGGAGTCCGAGGTCTCCGTGCGGAATGCAGGAAGCCCGCCAGCCGGCGGGCTCCTCATCGATCCAGATCGTGTGCCCGGCCGCTGCTGCGGCGGAGGCGTGCGGCGCACGCACAGAGGCGGCCAGGGCCGCCGTCAGGGCGCTCACGCGGCCTGCTCGCGGGCCTGCGCCAGGAACTGCTCGCCGATCCACTGCGTGTACGCCGGCGGCAGCATCTCCACCAGCTCCTCGTGGACGTCCGTCCACTCGATACCCATGGCCTTCTGCGCCTCCGGCACGGTGGCCTTGCCACCGCCCTTGCCGTACACGGCCACGTACGGGCCCTCGCGGACCACGCCGTGGCGCATGCCGCGGACGTAGCCGCGGTGCTTGGGATGGGCCGGCTTTGCCGTGGACCAGTTGCCCAGCTCGATCCGGCGATGCCGGATCACACCGAGTCCGAACATCTCCCCGCACAGGACCACGTCCGGACGGGAGTCCGGGTTCTCGATCACGTAGGGCAGCCCGCTGCGCTCCAGGAGCGCCTTGGTCTGCGGATACAGGTTCGGGTGAAGGTGCCGGCGGTGAGCGTTGGTGCCCTTGGTAATGGCCGCGGAGTGCTGGCACGGCGGCGAGGCGTGCACGAGATCGAACCCCTCCCACGACCTCACGGTCATGAGACTCAAGGCGTCCGCCTCGATGAACTGGAACGGATAGTTCGGCTGGTACACCAAATCCACGCCCACGACCTCGAAGCCGGCTCGGGCGTAGCCCGTCGCCGCTCCGCCGGCGTTGCAGAACAGGTCAAGCACTCTCGGCATGCTCGTACCTCCGGACCGGGATCCCCGCTCGCTCCGCGAGCCAGATCGTGTGGTGCGTGCCGCTGCCTGACGGCAGCGGGAACGCCAGGACCAGGTCCGCCCCGTCCGCCACCATGTGGCGGTTCCGCATGGGGCCGGCGGCCTTGCCGTACGCCTCCCAGGAGGCGGGATAGCGCTGCTCCGTGCAGCCCAGGAAGGCTCCGCCGACGCGGACCCACTCGTGGGCGTAGAAGTCTGCTCCGGTGGAGCAGTCCCCGTGGACCAGCGTGAAGGGCCCGTGCTCGCGGTACGCCGCGTTGAGCGCGTCGTACACCGCCTGGGGATCGGGCCACGCCCGAGAGCCTGTGATCAGAATCCTCATGCTCTCCCCTGCGATGTCAGGTGCCATCCATGGCACTGCGGGCATTCGTACGCCCTGCGCTCGTCCTTGGGGCGCCGCTCCCCCTTGCCTCGCACCGAGGCAAGGGCCATCAGGGCCGCGATGCGGTCGTAGTGGCGGACCTTGCCCGAAGGGCAGGTCATGGCTTCGCCCCCTCCGCGATGCGGATCAGGGCGGCGTACTCGTCCGCCCTGGCCTGGAGGGACTTGACCTGCTTCCCGAGGGACGAGGCCGTAGGCCCCGTGGAGGGCGCGCTGCGCCACCTGTCGCGCAGCTTCTCGGCCTTCAGGGCCAGGCTCGCCTGCGCGTAGCGCAGCTCGGCGAGGGTTAGGGGGGTCATGAGTGGATGTCCACGGTCGTGACCATCGTGTCCGCCGGGACGGCGGCCAGGTACGCCTTGTACTGCTCCTCGTAGCCCTCGACCTCGCGGAAGTAGCCCTTGCGGTCCGGGTTCTCCGGAGCGGGGTCCGGGAACCCCTCGGGCACGTAGACCTCCTTCGGGAGCCACTTGCCGTCCAGCGTGAGGTACGCGTACGGCGACGCGAAGGGAGTCTTGGCGGCCGGGACTTCGAGCGCCTGGAGGGCGTTCTGGCCGCCGAAGTACCCCTCCCAGCGTCCGCCGGTCACCCACCAGTCCCACTCGCCGACCCATTCCGCGTCGTCCGCGTCGCTCTCGTAGCGCTCGCGGAACGGCTCCATGGCGTCTTCGACGGAGCCTCCGGGCTCGGTGAACACGTGAATCACGTAGTGCATTACTTCCACCACTGCTCTTCCTCGCCCGCTCGGGCGTGCTCGTAGCCCGCGTAGGCGGGCTGGGGGATGTAGTCCGTGATCAGGGATGTCTCCGGGTTCACGGACATCCGGAACGGGCTCTTGGCGTCCGGATCGGACTTGCCCTTACGGACCTTGACTCCGGCGGCCCACATGCCGCCGTCGTTGTCCATGCCGACGTTGACCATCACGGCCGGCAGGCCGGAGATCTTGCCGAGCACATCGGCCCGGGACGGGACCGGGTGGCCCTTGGCCCCGTCCGTGCAGTGATGCACCAGGATCACTGCCGCCTCGGTCTCCCTGGCAATCGCCAGGGACTGCATCATGACCTCGCGCAGAGCGCCCCACTCGTCCAGTCCGTCCAGGACGACGTTCTTCAGGATGTCGATCAGGACGACACGCGGCCACAGGCCGTTGACTTCGTGGTACGCGTACAGCTCCAGCCAGACATCGTCCAGGTGCAGAGGCACCTGGAAGTTCCACTGGATGTGATCGAAGCGCTGGAGCGCACGGGCCGCATCCTGCGGCGCGTTGGAGATCCACTCCTCCATCTGCTCCGACGGCTTGCCCGTCGTCATGGCCAGCAGGCGGCTGGCCACCGTGAGGTCATCGGAGTCGTTGGAGAAACCGAGGGTCGGCAGACCCATGTTCACGATGGCGTTCAAGGCCAGCATGGTCTTGAAGGAGCCGGGTTTCCCGGCGATCATGTGCACGTTCTTGGGGTAGAAGCGGATCCTCCGCTCGTCCCATGACGCGAAGGGCGCCGGAAGGGGGTCAACCCCCACGGCGCCCTTGGTCACGGCTCGGCTGAGCCTCTTCACTCGCGGTCCGACTCGGGGTCCAGGTAGTCGGCCACGGCCGACTGAACGAACTCCAGGGTCCGGCCGGGGCCAATGACTCGCGCCACATTGAATGCGCGCAAGTCGTACCGGACGCCGCCGTTCCGGATCTCCTCCGCCGCCTCCTTGCGGATGCGGTTGTAGAAGGTCATCGCCTCCAGCTCCGCGCGCCGCAGGTGCTCGCGCTCGGGCTTGTACAGGTCGCGCTGGAAGGCCGCGATCAGGTCCTTCAGGATGGCGCTCACGCGTCCACCTCCCCGAACTCGGGCTTGTTGAGCCCGAGCAGGGCCTGGTTCCAGCGTGTGTCCGCACCTTCGGTGCGCCACACCACCAGGGCCGGGTAGACCCAGTCCACGCTGCGCAGCAGCGCCAGCATCTCGGAGGGCTCCATGCCCTCATCCACGGAGTACGAGATCCAGGACCGGACCGGCGCCGTGAAGGGCGCCGGGCGGAACGGCGTATGGTACTCGGCCCCTGTGACAGCGTTCCTGGCCCTGATCTTCTCGTTGGCCAGGACGACCTCGGTTTCGTACTCCCGGGAGTCCGGGAACAGGGCGTAGGTCGTGGCACCCATCAGGCCGCCATGGGGTTGTACTGGCCGAACCCGGCGACCACGTCGCCGTGGATCCAGTAGTCGCCGCCGCCGGCCCAGGCGACCTTGCCGCGCAGCGCGTCCTTGTTCTGCTCGCGGAACGCCTTGAAGGCGTCCTTGCCCTGGAAGGGCACGTTGATCTTGTAGACCATCGGCCAGTCCGGACGGGGCTTCGGCCCCTGGCGGTTGCCCTGCTGGGCACCGCCGCCGAAGCCGCCCTGCTGCGGCTGCTGCCCGCCCCAGGCGGGGGCCTGCGGAGCCGGCGCCCCCACGTACCCCGGCGCTGCCGGGACGGAGACGTTCGCCCCGAAGGGCGGCGGCGTAGCCGGACCCTGGAAGCCCTGAGGGGCCCCCTGGGGGGCCGGGGCTCCGGTCACGTTGCCCCAGGCCGTCCGCAGGCGGCCCACCACGGTCGCCACGGCCTCGGCCTTGTCGGCCAGATCCTCGGCGCTCTGCGCCCGGATGACGAGCATGCTGCCGTCGGGCAGCTTCGGGGACCACGTGTAGACGTGGTCCGCCAGGGAGTACGGGTACTCCGGGTACGTCGCGCCGCCGAAGGCGGGCGCCGCCGGAGCGGCGTTGTCCCAGGTCTCGTCCATCTCCTGCTCGGGGGCCTGCTCGGTCATGCGGTTCTCCTCGATCTTGAGCACTTGAAACGAACCGAGCCCCCCGCCGATGAGGCGAAGGGCTCGCAGGTCTTGGTTTTCCCAGCCGGTCATCGGTGATGACCGCACGACCAGCGACGCCGGGTCAGGCAGGCCGCGCACTTGTGTCGCCCAACTCCGTTGTTCGCTGCCTTGACGCCTCGCTCGACGCGCTCGCCGCAGATCGCTATGACGATGTCCGGATAGGGCTCGCTAGCCGGGTAACAGGCGGCGCAAGCGCCATGCATGGGCGTTGCCGCTCCGCCTCCGAAGGAGGCCACCAGCGCCTCGAACTCCGCGTCCAGGGCGGTGCTCACCCGAGCGTCACCCCGCGGAGCGGCACCGCGGCCTCCTCGAAGGCGGAGGCCGCATCGGCAATGGCCTCGTAGAGGCCCGCGGCGGCCACCTCCTCCAGGGCCGCCTTGATCTCCTCGGCCGTACCGGCCTTGATGAACAGGGCGGGGCGGTCGCCCGCCCTCAGGTTCAGGGCCACGGTGCGCTCGTTCTCGCTCATCGCTCGTCCTCCCGTTCGATCTTGTCGTGCGTGAAGCAGTAGTCCGGGTCCCTCTCCGGCTCCGGTTCGGGAGCCGGGGCGGGGTCGCCCCGCAGGGCCTGGGCAAACAGAAGGCCCGTGCCGAAGGCGGCAAGGGCCAGGGTCAGCAGATGTGCCATGTGAATCAGCTCGGGCTCCACATCAGAACGGGATCACTTCCAGCGCCGGGTGATCGGGGTCATAGAGATGCGCGAGCGGGCCACCCTTTGCGTAGCAAGAGGAGGCCACGTCGCAAATGTAACAATCGTTCTTGGCGATGCCCTCGGCCGGGAACTGGCCGGCCTGGATCTTGTCCCAGGCCTCACCGAAGACCTTGCCGACCGCCTCCGGCGTGTACTCGGCAAGGTCGTACGGCTTGCCCAGGGTCGCCTTGCGGGTCAGGAAGGCGACGCCCAAGTCCGTCTTGACGCCGTACTTGGCCTCGACCAGAGCGGCATAGGTGCCGAACTGGTAGCCGTTCTTCGGCGGCCTCTTGCCGCTCTTGAGGTCCACGTCGATGAGCTTGTCGAAGACCGGATCGTGGAAGATCCGGTCCACGTAGCCCTTGATCTCAACCGGGCAGCCGGGCAGCATGCCCGACACGTCCAGTTCGATGGCCGGCTGGCCATCGGGCGTGGTCCAGATCTCGTACGGCGACCGCTGTCGCCAGTCGATGTACGACTGGACGAACTTCAGGCCCTGGGCACGCCAGACCTCGATCGGCTCGGAGGCCGACCGGCCCCAGTTCCACTCGTTGGGCTCGATCCTGCGGATCTTCTCGATCTGAGCATCGAAGGCCACGTTCCATACGGGCTCGATGCCGCGCCAGAACTCCAGCTCGCCGTTGAGCGAGGCTCGGTCCCACGCCTCCGTGACCTCGTGGACGGCCGATCCTCCGGCCGACCAGAGGGCGGGACGCCGCGGTGCGGCGGTCTGGTATTTCAAGAACCAGCTCTTCGCACAGCGTTCCAGAGTATCCCTGGAGCTGTGCGACAGGTGCTCAGGCGGCTTCAGCCCCGTCCTCGGCGATGCCATCGGGCCTTCCCTTCCACGTCTGGATCTCCACGTCGGTCTGCGTGCGCACCTGCACCAGGTGCGCCGGGAACCACCGGATGACATGGGCCTTGCTGGCCCCGCGGAACTTCACGCGCGTGTACGCGCCGTCCGCCGTGACGGCCACGACGTGGCCACTGCGAGCCATCCCGTCGGCCCACACCCACGTGTCGCCCTGCGGCGGCCAGCCGGCAGGCCACGACGGCGCGGAGCGCCGGGAGTCCTCCACTGCGGCCTCCGGCTCCACGGGGGCGGCTACAGCCGCCCCGTGGGCCTCCAGCATGGCGTTCACGGCCTTGACACTGTGGCCCGTGCGCAGGGCCACCTCCTGCACGGACAAGCCCCGGTTGCCTGCATGCATCGCATGCACCCGGGCCGCCTCCGCGGCCAGCGCCTCGGCGCTGGAGTGCTGGTGCCGCCTGGCCGCCTTCTTGCGAGCGGTGTACCGCTCGTACGGATCCGTGCCGCCCCACACCCCGTGGTCCTCGCCCTTGCGCTCCTGCTCGCAGCGGAGCATGAAGGGGCAATCCAGGCAGATCTCCTTGGCCTCGTCCCAGGCCGCTTGTGCGGCCGTGGAGGGCGGCTTGTCGTACGGCGCCGCGAAGAAGAACGTGGCCTCCAGCTTCTCCTCGGAGAGGGTCGAACACAGGGCGGTCGTACCGCCGTAGAGCGGGATCACTGGGACTCCGCTTCCTTCGCCATGCGCAGCGCTTCGCGCACGGCGTCCACGGTCCCCAGGGCGAACTCGATCGGGTCGATCGACTCCAGGTGGTCCGCCACTTCACGGAACGCGCTGGCCCTTGCCGTCTTCAGCTCCGCTCGCAGCTTGCCGACGGAGTCCCCGGTCTTGTTGACCCCCGCCTGGAAGCCGCGCTGCTCGGCGGCGTACACGTGGGCAGCAGCGACCGTGAACGGATCGCTGTAGCCCAGCATTGCCATGCGCAGCTCTGTCCTCAGCTCCGCCCGCCAGGCGGGCTCTTCCTTGCTGGCCATCACAGCCCCTCCTCGGGGCACCAATTCGGGCGCCCGCAGTCGCAGCACGCCCCGTCGCCCTCTTGGTAATGAAGGCAGTGCAGGCCGTCATACCGACTGCTTGAGCAGTCGGCGAGCTGCGACAAGCGCTCGGCCGAAAGGGCGTTCATCGCAGTGGTGATGCGCGCCGCCAGCTCGGCGTCGAAGACTTCGACGTGGGGCTCCGGGCAGCAGTCAAGGACGAAGGGGCCGTGTTCGAGATCGCTGCAACGGGGTGCGAACCCCGTCTCGCTCTCGCTGTCCGTGATGATCGTTCGCCAGAAGGCGGCAATGCGGTCCTTGCTCATGTCCCTCCTTCGGGCATGCAAAAGGCCCGCCTGGTGGGGCGGGCCTTGGTGTCGGTGGTGCGTGCTATGCACGCCAGACGGGATCGATCAGATCCGGGTCGAACTTCCTCTTGCCTCTGCTGGCGGGGTGGATCACCACCGCCTCCAGGGATTT